ATAAAATTGACGCTATGGTTAGAGCATTGATTGGTTGGCGAAAACAATCTATACCTAATATGGATAAAAAACATCACAAAGACAACAATCATTTACTCTTCGATGCGATGGGTTTATTCCCTTCGCGTTCCGGTGATGTATCATACAATGAAATGCCTTTGTTTCAAGAAATGAAAAGATTTCTTTATGGTAAGGGAGGCGAGAAAGCGCGTGAATTAACAAACGCTATGGTGAAAACTGCTGATAAAATGAATCCTCGTTTCAAAACAAAAAGCATGTTTGATGATTGGCGGGGTAATGATGCGAACTTGATGAAATTTTACAATCTCGGATTAGAAGAATTCAAGCAGTATTTCAAAGACAAATACAAAAGAGATTTACATGAGCCTCAAGATTTACATTTTTTACGCGTCAAAAATTGGGAAAACGAAGGAATACCTCGCGATACAATTATGAAATATTTGTATGATGAAAACGGTGGTATTCTCCACGGAAAAGAAAAAGATAAACAAACAGCGGTTGAAAAATTACGCGGTATCGCTGATGATTTTTACAGTCGCGGTGTTCGTCCTATGAAAGACCAAGATAACTTCGGTCGTCTTGGTGTCATACCGTATAGATTGGGTATTTACATGCTACCATACAATGACATTTTCAACATCATGAAATGGATGGTTGTGACAAACGGCGGTATGAAAGACGATGGAACAATCAATGATGACTTTCTCAATCAATGGGGGTATGATATGCGCGGGTATATGGCTCATCACGCTTACCTCATGGACAATGTGTTAAACACAATTTATTCGGGGGGTTCGGAAAGACGCGGTATGAGTCATCGAGTTCCTAACCGTTATTTGAAGAACACTCACAAAACAATTCTTGACAAACTTGATGCTAAAAAAGAAGAAATGAGAAACGACATGCAGAAGAATAGGTGGTCGTCTATCAATCAAGAACAGTTGAAAGGTGGTTTGAGAACAGTAAATTTAGAAGAAATAGCCGAACGATTTGGTGATATAGTTGATGCAGGTGGTCCTTATCCTCACATCGTTGACGATGAAGATTTTGGTTCGTATGTCGAAATGAGAGATACACTACCCAATATGCGCGAGTTGATAAGAAACGATTTTTTCGATGAAGATGAGATAGAAAAAATTACCAACAACATAGTTGAAAATTATGAAGAAGAAATAAAAAGAAGAACAATTGCTTCTTCACTTCATGATTATCAATATACACATTCAGCAGATGATGATTTTGAAATCAATAAAAAACCAAACATCAATTTGACACCCAAAGGCATATTGATGGAGGGTTTAGGTCATCGTGGGAATTTGAATGGTTCAACAGGGGATTGGGGAGTAGCGCTTGATGAGGGGTTTCAAAATGTTTTACGCGCACCGTTACCCGAAAGGCGTTTTTTATCACGGTCAAGACAAGAGCGCGACGCATTGGGGTCTTATAAAACTGTTGAACAAATAGATGAATATGACCCTCGCAAAGACATTGATGGACAAACCAAAAAACAATTAGAAAAAACACTACAAAGAGAAGAATACAATTATCTTACAGCCGAAGAAAAAGATAAGTTGTTAAGTGATTTCGATGACAATAAAGTTGTAAGATTACCCGTTCCGCGTAAAAATTTGTCTTTAGGTGAGGAAGTTAAAAATTTAGGTGAAAGCGGCGACCCTTCTCAATTGATAGAAGATTTTACTGAAGATATGCCGATAGGACGAACAATTGCTACACCGGGTTTGAATTCATTTTTTATGGCTCATAATGACGGTGAAATAGGTTTAACAGGCGATGAAGATTTTCCAGCGCTTGATAACATTTTACGCGATGCAAAAATGACAACTTTACACACTCCAATGCACGATTTGAGAATGTATCATCTCAATGCGCGAAACAAAAATAAAGACACATTGATGCATGTCATGCAGTTACCAGATGACAAAAAAGGTTATTCAAATAGAAATATTTCATATCACCACGATGATTTAAGTCAACAAGACCGTTTGTTGATTGATGCTCTTTTGTTGGGTATGCACGACCCTTTGCATGAATTCGATGATGATAAATTTGAGAAATTGAAAAAGACACTTAACCCTAACAACACAAATCCTCTTGAATCATTGATGCATCCACATCATACAGATTTGATTGGTTATGGTGGTCGAAATGCTCAAGATATGTTGCGAGAAACAATGAGCGAAGATTACGGTGTTGATTCAACTTATGCAATTTATGACCAAGAAGATTATGAGAATTTTTTAAATCACTTTGGTAATTTTTTACAAAACGATATAGAGTATCGTCCACCAAACGCGCTTGTTAAGAATATTAAAACAAAAACCTCTTTGTTGCGCGAATTGAAAAATAAAGACCATGCTTTTCGTAACGCTCAAAATGAGAAAGAAAAAGGGCAACGAGCCATAGAATTAGAAAAACTTGTGAACAACAGCGAAGATGAAAGAGGCAAAGTTGTTGCGATTCATCACTATAATCAAGAAGGCGAAGATATTTTTCAACCGTTGGTTGTAGCACCTTCTCCTTCTGCTCTCATTTCCGAACATGAAGGTATGTTGCAACGAAGATTACATTATGCTCATGTTCAAGGAGATGAAGATGCCGAAGAAATGCTCAACAAAAAACTCATGTCGTTGAGAAAAAATTTACCTAATGATGTAAGTATTGACAATGAATTAAATCATCAAAACGACCGTTTGAGAACACACATTGACACTATCAATGCAACAAAGAAAGTCTTTGATGTGTTGAGGAAGCCCATCCAAGAGATGTTTCCCGACGCTTTCAAAGGCAACAACGCGTGGGCGACTACATCATATTTAGCGCGAGTTGCTGAATACATTACTTCTTTATCTCCGGAACAAAGAGAGAAAATTTTCAACAATAAAGAAAACATTGTATTCGCGGGTAAAAAATTGAGTTTTGATTTACAACCATCACAAATTGAAGATTTGAAAAATTTGCATGTTTCAAGAAGAACATATCAAGACGCGGAAGATAATGTTCGCAACATGAAAGATTCTTTGTTTGGTGGTGTTCAACCAAAGGGTCATGAAATGGTATCAAAATTATTTGAAGTATCATCAAAACAAAAATACTTTGATGAGATTATGAATAACATTAACGAAGCGGCAAAAAGTCAAAACATCAGTTTTGATGATGCTTTTGCTTCGCGTTACATGGCGCACGATGCAAGAACAGGTAATGCTTTGAAAGGTTATAATGCAAAATTAGGTATAGATGAAAGAGGTGATGCGCACAAAAATATGGGTGGTGTGAAAACAGCCGGTAATTACATGCATAATGAAGGAGGTATGTTTCACCAACGAGGTGAAAATGCAGGTTTATTGCATGGTGGTGAAAGTGTTGTTGTTGGTGGTAAACCTCTTACAATGTCACAAGAACGCGATATTATATGTGAAGCCATCAAAAATGCTGAAAAACAAATACGATTGGGTAGTGATTCAGCATTCGATTTTGATTTGTTTCATAACAATCAATTTAAAAGTAAAGATTTTATGAATAATAAAGTTTTGATGCCACTTAACGATGTTAAGAAAATTTCTAAATTGAGAAACATTGGTAAATTACTTGGTGATAGAACACAAACAGATAAGAAAAATGTTACAGCCACGCCGTATCGCGATACTAAAATGGGCGGTTTTAGTTTTGATAACGCCCCTTCAACTCCAATACTAAGTCGCCATCATCAATTCCACTACGGTCATTCGACAAAATTGCCGTTCTTTGTGAACATGCAAGGGCTACACGATGGTAATTTGATTTTAGAAAACGACGAATTTCATTCTTACAATCCTTCTCCCACGATGCCTTTACCTATGCCTCGCGATATTATGCGTTACTACAATAACGACTTGAAACCTTTTGACATGAATCAACCCTCACCTTTCAAATACACACCGTTTGAATTTACACCTAATCCAAACATTCGCGCCGGTCGAAATATCGCTACACAAAACATAACCACACCAACCGATGATGGTGTATTTCAATATTCTTCTGTTGCAATTGATGTGATGTTAGATGATACATTGATTATGAAAGAAGATGGAAAACCAATGCCTGTTAAATTTATGCATCGCATATTTGATTTAGAAGACATGAAACATTTACGCGGGTTTACAGGTGATTGGGTCATATCTCTTTATCCTCAAGGAGAACACATCATCGTGACGAAAAAAGGGAAAAAGATGTCAGCGTATGGGGCAGATGGTGAAATTAAACTTGATGATGTGTTCAAAGAAGAAATGAATAAAGTGCATGATAAAGATTTCATTGTTCACGCAATACTACATGACGGTATCATGACGATTATTGATTTGTTAAAAACAGGTGATGAAGATACTCATAACATGCCGACTAAAGATAGAATAAGGCACTTACGCGCTCAATACGAATCAAGCGAACACATCAAGATGCCCGAACCCATCAATACCAAGCGTAGCGATGACGAAGGATTGAAAGTAGCGATTGAAGGATTGCGTAATGAAAATAATATTGACATTCTTTTGCGCGATGCTAATGCGACTTACATGAAAGGAGAGCCGCGTCATCCGAAATGGATATTGTTAAGCAAAGAAAAAATGGTTGATGTTATTGTATTATCAAGAGCGGGAACGAATTACACTATCGGTGTCGGTCCTTTGATGCACCCCGAACATTATGGAAAACGCGCGCAACAAATAGGTGATGAGTATTACATGAATGTTGGTAACGCAAAAGGACCACGCGGATTAAATGTTGGTGATTTCGCAACTGTGCGTTGCACAGGAGTTAGCGCGTCAAACAATGAACATCCTGTGTATAGAATTCGTTCAGCAAAGATTACTGATAATGAACCTCTCGCCGCTGATAGTGTTGAAACTCTTTCAATATTGGTCGGTGAACATCATGTTCCTCAACAAGTGCAAATGAAAAAAGGTAAAATTACAATTTACTTCCCCGCGTTTGATGATGAAGTAATTTGTAAAAATCAAGATGGTTTCATCATTCCTCAATCTTCTTTGTGGGGTAATGAGTATCTTGTTAAATTAGCACGCGACCAAGAAGCGTATTGGGAATTAAAAGCGGCTTGGTTGTTGAAAGAAGAAGAAGAAGCCGAAAAAGAACCCGAATATGACGAGGTGACACCCGAACCACCTGCCGGACATTCTAAAAAACGCAAACATATTCTCGATGAAGAAGAAGAAATAATCAAACGAGGTCTTGAATTACTTGAGCGCGGTCTTGAAGAATTAACGAAAGAGAAGATTACAAGCACAGGTGTTCAAGGATTAGGCATTGATTATGCCACACCCGACGAATCACCGAGAGGACCAACTCAAAATATACGCGACGATACTATGCCGGACTTCGACCCTCAAGCGCGAACAGATGATGAATTAAAACCCGCTAAAAGTAAAAAAACCAAGCGACTGAAAACAAGTCAAGGTGAAGAAGCGACTCTTGAGGATAACGGAGTTATCGCGATTGACAACCGTTCTATTGATATACCATGAGTTATGGTTGGGAAGCAATGACGATTCTCGCCGCGCCTTCTGCGTCAACCAACCCCGTCATTTTGAAGGGGATTGGTGATGACCTTGTGGTTGCGGGATACGCGTCTGTTGAGATGGTTGACAAGCAAGGCGACCTTATTACTCGCGGTGCTTTGAAAGATGCTTTTGGTAAATTCATGAAAGCCGATGGTTTTCGCAATGTGCAACTCGCACATTCTAATATTCAAGTTGGTGAAGTTATCCCCTCATACACCGATTCATCCGGCAGAATGTGGAAGTCCGAAGTGGACGACACAGGAATGTTTGTCGTTATCAAACTAAGGGGCGACATCGAGAAGGCACGCGAAGTGGCTTCCGAAATCCGCAAAGGGAACTTGCGCTCGTTCTCTATCGGTGGTCAAGCATTTGAGCGCGTCAATAAGAGCGACCAATCTCGCGGTGACTATCGCGAAATTCGACGCATGGAACTCCACGAAGTGACGATTTGTGAAAAAGGGATTAACCCCGAAGCGCAATTCCGCATTCTCAAGGAGGATACAGGTGATACGATGACCAATACAATGACTGAATTACAAAGCGTCCTTGAACGCTTATCAAAGAAACTTGATGAGAAAGAGGATGATAAGAAAGACAAAGAAGAAAATGAAAAAGGAATGTGCAAAGGCACAGATTCTTGTGACTGTCCAAAATGTAATGGCGGTAAAGAGGATAAAGAAAAGGGCGAGGGCGACCTCGGACCTCTTGACCCCGATGATGACGGCAAACCCGGTCCATTTGGTGAAAAGAAAAAGCCAAAAATGGATGATGAAGATGAGCCGGAAGACGATGAGGACGAAGACATGATGTATGGTGATGACATGACAAACAAAGCAGACGATATGATAACAAGTGATTATTTGACTTGGTTGGAACAAACTGCAAAAAGCGCGGGTTTCGACCCGTCTGCGGCACGCGACCATTTCAATAAAGGATACGGACCGGGTGAATCGGGCTACGACCATCGAGGACAAGGTTCTCTTGAAGGCGCTGGTGAAGACGATTCCGGCAAGCGACCACAACCGAATTTCGGTTCAGCGCCATCCGGTAACAAGAATGTGATTAAGGGTGATTACCTCAACGCGCAAAATGTTTCACAAAGTGAAATTGAAGCCGCGTATGAAGTTTTCAAAGCCGCGGCAACTGAACAACAGTTCAAGTCCGATTTGAACAGTCACTTCACAGAACGATTCCTCAAAGAACAAAAAGCAGAAGCAGATGCAGTTGCAAAGAGTGAATTCGATGCACGAATGCCTCTTGTTGAATTGCAAAAGGCTGTTCTCGCTCTCAATGAGCGCATTGACAATGTTTCTTCAAGCGGTGAAATGATTTCAAAATCAGCGAACACCGCAACAATTACAATTCCCGAAACTGCCGAACTTGCAAACATGTCGTGGGATGATGTCCACCGACTTGCAGACCGCGCATTGAAGGGAGGTGAATACTGATGGCAAGAAATTATGTAAGAACAGTTCAAGACATGGAGCGATACTATTACGGTGGCGCTTCTCAAACAGGTTATACTTACGGAAGCGGTGACATTCTCAAAGCAGATGCGCCACTACTTTCGACAACTGCTGGAACATACCAAGCAGTTTACGGTCGAAAAGTTTGGTCGCAACTCAACCAAGAATTCAATGCGTTTTCGATTCTCCCTAAAAAGCCGTGGGAAAGAAGCGGTTGGAGAATTTTGACGGAGCGCGCTTCCTTTACCAAAGGTGGCGGTGTTGCTGAAAACGGCACGCTTCCGGATACTTCCAAGCCCGAATTCCTTCATGTTGCCGCAAAGCCAAAAACCATCGCGCACACTTTTGACCTATCCGAAGTGAGCATGTTCCTATCGGACAAAGATGATGGTATGGGCGATGTGCGACAAGTCTTGAAAGAAGAAATGGGTAAGCACCACGC